GACGGAATCAATAACTTCTATGGTAAAATACCTGAAGAACGCTTATGATTCAAAGCGTAGCGACTTAGTTCTCCTCAAGGTTGAAGACATCGGAGTACTTCTGTGCTTCGTTGTTTCTACCAACGACACGAGTACCCAACGAGTTCATCATAACCGCTGAGCCAGACGCCGCACGAATGGTTGACAACATCAGGTCCGTTGCACGTATGCCACACTCCAACGCGCCACCAGGGAAGGTGGAACGCGGGTGCCAAGCCGTTGTGCGATTTGACAGACCGGTCAGATACAACGCAGTGGGAGCACTGCCTGTGCCAGTACCGGCGGCGATCGTGACCGGGTATTGTGCTTCAGACTGGCTTTGCGCGAAAGGACTACGGTTGAGATACGCGGGATACGCGTTAGCAACGTAAGTCTTCACGACACCAGGAGCAACAGAAACACTCGGTGTAATCGCATCGCCACCAATAAATGACAGTGTCAACGCAGGATTGACGCTCGGACGGCTGCCAATGTTGTCCGTTCGATAGACAACATCTGCAGTCGCCGAGGCGCCAGAATTGAAGAAGACCGCGGGTATGTTAAACGTCGGCAACAGGCTCTCTAGCACGGTAAAACCGTAAGCATAGAAGAACATGTGCGTCGGGATAAACTGAGTCCAAGACGCCGTGTATGGCGGTGTAAAACACGCCGTAAACTGCGCCAGGTTGGCGAAGTAGCGGGCAGCCATGTCTTCAACAGTCATTGGCACGCCACCATTTCTCCACTCATCCGCGAGCTCCTTTGAAACGACGATATGACGAATACGAACATCGTCAAGAGCGCCGCTGTCAACAGACGCGTACGTGTGAACGTAACCGTCTTTGACATCAGTGACCGCATCACGAAGGCCGGCGTGCGCCAGGCCCAAGTCCAAAAGACTAAAGGCCAAACCAGCAGCAACGCCAGCGCCCGGGAAAAGCGAATCGAAAATTGTCGCCGCGACAGGCGCGATCAACGAAAGTCCGACACGGAGACCACCAGGCGAATCATTTAACGTCTTGCGGTCAGCCTCGAGCTGTGGGTCAGAATCGTAACCACCACGATCGCGCATATCAGCCGTCATCATGTCGGCCTCAAACGCTTTGGTGAAACGATGAGAATCGAGATTGACACCCGTGACCATGTCCATTTGAGTATGAACATCGTCAGCTGGAGCATCAATCGAACGATTAAGAAGGACACCGGCCCAACTAGCGTAAACACGCAGAATATCGCGCGAAAGCGCGTTATCCGCGGCCTCGCCGGTTCCCGCGATGTTTGGATTGTAATCCTCAAACATCACGTAGAAAGAACCGGGGGAAACAGCGTTGGTTGGATCGGCTGTGTCCGGCGTACCGGCGTACCAGTCACCCTTACGAGGACCACGCGCCAATATGTCGGCAGTGCGAATTGACAGTGATATTTGTCCATCCTTGATGCGGCCCTCCTTCTTGTAGGCCGTATTCAAAAGAGCACGATAAGTGTACGGCACTTTGTCGCCTTCTGGCGTACGTTTGCGCCGCTCACTAGCCGGGATAAAGGCAATGAGCACCTTACCATCGGCAATCGTGGCAATCGACTTCAATGTCAATGTAATGTGACCACCAGTCCAGCGGATAAAGTCATAGTCATGTGCCTGCGCGGCGAAACGACCGAACGTGTCGGTGTCCGTCGCACGGCAACCAAACTTGATGACCTGCCCCACGTGGTCAGCATTCAAATCGCCCAATTCCCAACCTGGTACGCCGGGAACGGCGTCATATTGGAAGGGTGCCCACCTGGAGTTAATTCCCGGCTTGAGGTGATTCCCAAAAGCGTCGAGGCTAACGTTAGGACGAGCGTTGAGATTGCTGCCACTGCGAGCAACCGGCTTTGGACGCACAACCTTTGTAACAACAGTGGTAGTTGTTGAGGCGGCGTCTCTGCGGGCGGGTTGCTGCTGTTTCTTGGACTTGGGTCCAATTCGCTTTGCATTTTGCATTATTGTAAATCTGACTTCGTCTTTTACTGTAATATTCGCAGCCCCGACATTTATGTCAATACCCTTGGTGAGTAAATAGGCTGCCACAATACTACGTACCCGCAACCACACCTCAGGGTCCATCAAACGCATGACATAGTCAAATTGTTCGGTGAACTCCACGGCTTTAAGCGGGACGGTCGTTACGTTATGTACAAAATGCGCGAGCGTCTTCTTCATGCCAGTGAGGCACGCGGACACTCGCTTGGTCTGAACACCATCGACAACAGCGCCATCAACAAAATCAAAGTCAACGCCCAAGAAACCGACGTTCGTCCGTGACACGGAAATACTGCCGGGTTTCATTGGTGGACCATACTTGTTGTGTGCCTGCTCTTGAAAGATCGCGATTTCAGGGCATGACACAGCATGGCTGTTGTCATCGCCTTGGTTCACTTGATCCTCAGAGAGGGGTGTGCCGATAATCTTCGGAAGCTCAGAATGCTCCATCTCAACGATGTAGGTAATGGCAAAACAGCTTATCGCACGCTCCCACCCATTGGCAGGTAGCGTAATCAAACAGCCAGAATACACATTGAACCCAACATCGATGCGGTAAACATTGCCGCGGGCGTCGCATACAAAAGGCCTGCCATGCATTGACAGCAAATTGCGGTTGACGTTACGCTGGCAAGACGGCGCATCTGAGTTAAAATCGCGTAGTACGCGGTTCGACGACTTGGTCAATTCGACCGGAACTGAACCGTCCCAAAACTCAATGTCACTGTTAAGCACCGCAGCTGTCTTATGCTGACGGATACGCTCAAACCAACGACCAAAGAGTTGACCGAGTCTCTCAATGCCTTCATCGTGATGACCAGCGCCGACTGCTGTCAACGGGTCTTCCGTGGTATTGAAAATCTCGGTAAGGGGGTCCAACACGTTGTAGTTCGCCCAATAGAAAAGGATTTGCTGCACAAGGCAACCACCAAATATAGCGCGACCACTCTTCGTAAGTCTCATGAACTCGCGTTTTGGAAACACGCGATAGATCGCCATAAGGCCCAGCTTGTAGAGTTCAACGGCAGCTTCGTCGCTCAGTTCAACGTCTTCATCGACCAATGAATCGAACAACTTGATGCCGTTATCAACAAGTCTGACAACCGCCTCAAACAAGACTGGGTTGTCACGGACCTCACGGTTCTCTTTGGCAACACTATAAATAGTGTTACCCACAGCACCGTTCAAATTGCAGTTCGCCAAGTAAAGCGAAACAATCTCGCGCGCAGTGTGTGGCTTCCACGTCTCGAAACGGCCGGCATAACGCTTCATAACCATCGCTTCAGCGTACTTTAACGCTTGGGCTGGATAAGGCGTCTGCCTCGAGGTAATTTCATTGCGACGTGTGCCAAAATCACGCAGGAGCAACCTAACCGTCGGCGAATCACACGCAGGCATATGCTGCGCTGTAAAGCCCGGTACGAGCGGCTCAAGCAGGACACAAAGTGCCGGGTGTTGTTCACCCATCACAATGCGCGGCGAACAGCTACCATAGACCGCGCCCATCTTACCGATACTAGTCCAACCCTCAAGGGGCGACTTCTGTTTCGTGTTAATGACGCAACCCTTCTTTATGTCAGCAATCATGAGCTCAACAGCGTCATCTGGAATGACAGGAGTCTCTGGTTGCGCAATTGTGAAGGTAGCTGGGAACGATGGATCTGCTTTGGAACGTCTCGCATAACGCGGATTAAAGAGGTCGGTAGTTTCACCAGTGCTAGAATCCGCACCATGGCGATGGCTGCCGCCGCGCATGCTAGCGAGCTTGCCTTTCTTGACAAACCCACTAACCGCGCTCTCGCCTACGTCGGGCAAGTTGCCTGAATTGGAAGTACGTCTCTTCTTGGACGACTGCCAGTAGGCAATTTGTTGACTAACGTAGTCAGCCGGATCACCACGGCAATGCTGCTTCAAGATCACTTCCTGCTCGGTGGTTAAGTTTGAAAGAACTAAAGCAACACCCTCGTCGCCTCCTTCCATGTAACCATCCAAAACAGCTTGGGCGAAAGCCTTAGCAATCACCGTGGTCTTTGAATTAGGATTACCTGAGATGCCACGCGCCAAAATGTTTTGAATCACAATAGCACTAGGAACACCAGCATAGCGAGCCTCCTCAGGAATAACGTCCAAAGGATCGCTAACAGAATACTCATTTCCGGACACGACGCGTATAAGACCGCGTGTTTGAAGCCCGTCGAGTTGAGCATCGATAGCGCTGATCGGCAGAACAACGTTTACTGGAGAACCTTCATCCAGGTCAACGCAACCAATAAGCATGCCAGCCAAAAGCCCAGCAGCCGTGACGATCGGTGCACCCGAAGTGCCACTTTGGGCACTGCCGGTGAACTGAACGTACGGTTTCGCAAGGACTTCAGAGCTGCGGAGCACGCCGAACGATAGCATCCCACCTGTATGTGAGAGCGCCTGAAGTTCAGCGTTAACTAACTCATTGCCATTGGCCCGCTTGAAAGCGACTGCTTGCAGACGCGACGCCATGCCAAAATTCGGATCACTCAGATTGAAAATGGCACAGTCGCGGTTGCTAACCGTCACTGGAACAAGCTTACTGCCGTCACGGTTGGTCATAGGCATAAACTGCAGACTAGGCCCCATCATACACCCGTTAGCACCCTCTAGTGCACGAAGCACGTGGACGGGTGTAACGAGGTAAACGCAACCATTATAATTCCGCAGGAAGGCATTGCCGACCAAGGTTGAAATGTCTGGTTTCACCGTTATGCAAATCGTACCTTTATGCAGCGCGGACTTCGTCAGCGGTGCCTTCGGGTTATGTGCGTAACGCAGCTCGCCGACTGAACTAGTTAACCAAGCACCTGCAACCATTGAAGTGTTGTACAGATGATCAAGGTAATAGTTATTTGCGACAGAGCGCGCGTAAACCAAACTTGGGCTCAAAATGAGCGCGTAGTCATAGCGAGACGTGAAGAAGTAAAACAAACACGCCGTTGCCATGCCCAAACCAAAAGCTGCAACGAGTTTACTAAAACTCGCACAGAAGAAAACGTAGATAGATCCCGCGATATTTCTGAGGCGGTTATCCACTGCCTTCTTGTTAGGCAAAAGACTACGGAAAATAGGGTAACAAAACCATAAAGCAAGCACAACAAACACGAGAAATGGCGTCACTGTCTCAGCGACGCGCGGAATTACCTCATATTTGCAAATTGCGCCCGCCCAAGGCTTCACAACGACGAGCTCCGTACTCATTTCCATACCTGCCCCAGGGCAAAAGTACGACCACAAATACGAAGTTATCGCGCCGAGCGCTTGGACAGCAGGAGCCTTCTCAGGACTGCCACAATATCCATCATCACCGCGAACGCAGTTGGGATGGAACTTGTTCTTGTCATCGTAAGCATACGCTTGAGGCAATAGAGCCATCAAGGTAGCAAACGCAGCCAAGCGCGTTACCATTGGCACCCAGTCACCACGAAGGTGAGTGAGCACGCTTTGCGCAGCATCACGCTGCGCCGGTGACATATCGTCAGTTTTCAACACGAAAGTTTCGGAAACATTACCGTCACGATCATGCAAACAACAGTCGTATCTCACCACGTTGCCTCCGGAGGTGCGAGGCACCATAGCCAACGTCTCAGTGACGCGGTCGACAACTTCGCCATATCGGCTCAGGTCGATCACGCCCTGTTTCCTAGGCATATGAGGAGGCAGCGCCAACGGGTGGTGCCGAGGAGGCGCCAACGCGCGTTGTAAATTTTGGTCATAGTCATAAACACTATCACACGCGCGGCGTATCTCAAGGTAACGAGCGCAGGCGGTGTAAACAGCGTCATCAATCTTACGTTGCTGATACAATGTGAGGATGTGTCTTTTCACAACCTCCCAAGGAGTAACCTTAAAAGTTGACATGACGTCCGCAATAAATGCCGTATCAATACCGTTCGCATAACAGTAAAACCGAAAACCGCCGGTTTGGTCCTCAAGCTCTTCGCGAGCGGCAGCAAGTTCCTCACGGGCAACTTTGCGCCAACTCCAATGGCTGATTCCCCAACCGGCTTTATCGCCGACATCTTCGCGGTTAAAAGGGTGTGATAGACAATCATACTTCTCGCCGTAGCGAGTGCGCCAAATGAGATTCCACCCACCAAACGCACTATGCGCGGCAGTACCAAGGCGGTGCTCAAGGTTTGGTTTCCCATCAGCAGACCGGCCATAGTAGGTGCCGTACATAGACAGTTGTCTTATTTTACTTGGCCCGAAAGACGTCACACGAACATCTTCAAGGCACTGCTTCGCACAACAAATCATACGGTAAAAGCCCTCGGTAACCAAGGATTCAGTCTGAAGACGATCCACAGGTTCCCAAAAGTAATGCCGTAACCGCTTTAGCTCTTGACAGAGCAAGTACGTTTGACAGTAGTGCGTAACTTCCCAATCAGTCGTAAGCCCCTCATCTCGACTAGCCTTCATGGCAGTTTCGATAAACTCACAATCTGCGGCGTTAAGGAAGCAACGGTGCTCCAAACAATCAGCGCACAAAGTCGCTGGTTTGAGATCATGCTCCCAAATCGCCTCCTCTAACCGACGCAATGCTTCCGCGTTACCGAACGTGCTGTAGTTGAGCGGCT